AAGAACGCAGCTGAACTGGACACCATTCTTCTCAAGAGCTGCGTGGAGTCAATCGATGGCAATCCTGTTGTTAACATACAGCAGATTAAAGATCTAGGCCTTAAAGATCGCCGCGACTTGATTAAGGCTATAACAGACCGCAACCCCGGACCACAACTTAGCGAAATAAAGAAGACATGTAAGGCTTGCGATTCGGAGGTATCGCTGCCACTTACCCTGGCAGACTTGTTTCGAGAGTGAAACAAGGTACGACTTGGTAATAGAGGCGTATAGCTTGCTTACGCAATATTACCCAGGTTGGACATTAAGCGATATCAAATCCCTATCGTTCAGAGAAAGAATGCTTTGGTTAGACAAAGCTATAAGTAGACCTAAGGCGGTGAATTAATGGCAGTCCCACCCGGCGGACAAAATATGGTCGGAGCCAATGACGAATTTTCAGAATTCCCTGGAATTTTAGAAAAAGTTTTTGAAAAATCTGGCACAGGCATGAAAAAGCTTGTAGACCACTCTGACAAGTTCCTTAAGAATATTAAGGAAGCTAAAGAGCATCTACTAAAGATGACGACAGGCGGATCCGGTGTCGGTGGGCAGACTATGGGTCTGGGAGTTGTCTCACAAAGACAATACGCTGCTAGAGGTCTAGGCGTTATAGCTGCTGCTGGAGCAGGTGTTGCGTACAGCATGGCGCCAAACACCATGGCTGCTGTTACACAGAGAATGTATGCGGATTCTCTTGCTGGACTCAGCGGAATGGGCGCACAAGGACTTATATCTACTGCTAATCGACGTGTTGGTGGCGGAGCAACAAGTGCAATGGGCCCAACAGCCGCAGCAGCTACTCTGGGCTATCAAGGCGGTTACTTAGCTAATACTTTAAGCTCACGAAGAATCATGGGTCAAATTGGCGGTATGTCCGCTATAACCGGAGCTTCTAACGAACAAGTAGCTGGGGCTTTTGCAGGAATAAATGCAATGAGCTTCCTACGTGCCGGAATACGTGCACGTGATCGTCAAGGAAACCTTGTAGCGCCAAATCAATTAATTAATCAAGCTTACAGGTTCTTGTATGGAAACAGATCCATAACTAAAGAACAAGCAATGATGGTCCTAAATCCCGGATCAAAAGGCTATGCAACATTAAGCCAACTTGCTGGAGGCAACCCTGAGCTTTTGCAGCAATTGCAGATGGGAGTTATTGCAAGAGCAAGCAAGGGAAGCACGTTAAATAAAAAAGATTTATCAGATCCAAACAGGGCACTAGATCTTATGGGCGTAGGAAAAGAATCTCCTATGCGATCTATTTTTAGATTTAACACCTCTGAGGCTAGAAAACTTGAAGCTACAGAAGGCGGATTAGTTGGCGGATATAACGTAGCTCTTAGATCTACCTCTTCAGTAAACGATGCCTTCAGTACTATGGCAGATCTTTTAGGCCCAGTAAATCAAGGCCTCATGACCCTAAAAGGAATTTTACAAACACTTCCTGGAGCAGGAAATACTGGAGCTACTCTATCTGGTTTAGGTGGTCTGGCAGCAGGAGTTGGAACTAGCGCACTGCAACTTGGATTGACTGCAAGAGCTCTTGGAGTTGGTGGGGCTAAAGGATTTATGGGAACCGGAGCTTTAGCTGCAGGAGGAACTGCAGCAACTATGGGAGCTGGAACAGCAGCGGCTACCGGAGCAGCGGCAACAGCTGGCGGAGCTGCAGCCGTTTCAAAGAGAGCGGCTCTTCTTAAACTTCTTAAGTCTTCAAAAGGAAAATTAAGTATTGGTGCAATCGCTGCGGCGCTAGGCACAGAAGCATTAGATGGTTTGTTTGGAGAAAAGGTAAGCCCAGGCGTAAGAAAAGCCGGACTGAACCTAGCAAATATTGGCGGCATGGCAGCAACAGGTGCAGCCATAGGAAGCTTTATTCCTGGCCTTGGAACAGGTATCGGCGCTCTTATCGGAACGGGTATTGGATTAGGTCAAACCCTATTAGGTGGAATGGGCGGAGATTCTGACTGCGGACACGGTCATATGGGATGCTCACATGGAATAGGCGGCCCTAAAGAAGGTTCTTCAGCAGAAGCCCCAGTGTTTCAACCCCCTGTTCAACCAGGAACAAGAATTAGCTCTGATTACGGTCCTCGTCCAGGAGCAGCTAAAAAGAATCCAGGCATAAGCTCTAACCACAGAGGTATTGACTACGCACTTGCTGTAGGAAGCCCAGTACTAGCGTCCGCAGACGGAATTGTTACTGAAACCGGAAATCACAACCAGTACGGTTACTATGTCATTATTAAGCACGCCGTTAAGTCAAGCTTGTACGGCCATTTAAGTAAAATTCTAGTGTCTAAGGGACAAAGAGTAAAGCGTGGAGAAGTAATTGCTAAGTCTGGTGGAAAAAGAGGAGCTCCAGGAGCAGGAAGTTCTACTGGACCTCACTTACACTTTGAATTAAGAGCACATGGTGGAGTAGGCGCACAAGATAGAGAAAATCCAAAGGGTTTCTTCGGAAAAGCTTTTGCTTTTATAAAAAACTTAGGAAGTAAAGTTTTAAATGGATTAAAAGGCATGAGCAATCGAGCCTTAGATACTTTAGGAATTAAAAATGTAGAGCCAGTTGACTACTCCTCTCCTATAGGCAAAAAATACAGTAGCCCCTCAGTATCTCAGCTTCTAAGCATGCTTGGAAATGGACCTACTAATTTTGAGAGAATGACTAGCGGCTTAAATAAAAACAGTAAGGCTTATAAAGACAATTTTGATACCGCTTACACAGAAGGTAGCGGAAGTGAAAGAGGTATAGCTGGAGGAAGCAGAGAAGGATTAATGCAGGTCCTCTATAACGCTGGCTTTAGAGGGGACGCTTTACAAACTGCGTTTGCTGTAGCTTTAGCCGAATCTGGGGGAAGAGCTAATGCTAAGAGCCACCCAAGCCTAAAGAAAGATGACTCTTACGGCTTATTCCAGATCAATATGATCGGTGGTCTTGGCCCTGCTCGTAGAAAACAATACGGCCTTGCATCAAACAGAGAGCTATTTAATCCAAAAACTAACGCAAGCATTGCTTTTGCTATCTCAAAAGGCGGTAAAAACTGGAAGCCTTGGGGCGCATACACAAGCGGAAGCTTTACTAAGTATCTTGATGACGCAAGTAGAGTAGCTAAAGATGCTGGAATTGGTGGCGGAGATCCATCAGCTATTATGGGATCAGCTCCTGCTACAGAAACTGGCGGGGCAGCCACAGCTGTTATGAGAGGAAATGCCTCCTTTAATGCTAGCTCAAAAATAGATGTAACAGTTAACATGAATGTACAGATAGCTAGAGCCTCTGTTGCAGAAGCGCAAAGACTAGCAAGCGATACCCTAAAAATGTTAGAAAATAAACTTAGACTGGGAGAAGGGCTAGGTCAATACTAATGCCGACATACCAAACTGGATATTTTTACACTGTAAACATCTATGAGTTTATTAACGATAACCTTGGAAGTGGCAACACATCAGTAGAGACTACAGATGCAGTAGACGCAGATGGTTGGACACCAGTATATTCTTGGAATAGTAACCCAATAACTACTGGTGATTGGCTGTCACCTGATAACGGTAAATTAGTTAATTACAACCATAAATTAAAGTACGAAGTTAGAGTTTGGAAAGATACTTTGCCTGGCTTAGGACCAAATCCAGTAGGAATACTTGGAAATGATGACGGCGTAAAAGTAGTTGTGCTTCAAAGTTGGTTAGATTCTATAGCTAGTTATGCTACTAGCCCTCAAAAATTTGGAAATTATGTAAGACAGAGCTCCCCAGTTTCCGGAAAAGGAAACACAGTGTTTACTTTCTTTATTGACGGTATAGCTCCAGGCCCAATAACACCGCGTATAAAAGTGACTCTTGAAGGAGAAAGTCAAGAAAATCCTAATAATCCAGAGCCTGTAGAAATAGGGCTTCCTAATAACTCGAAAATGAAAACAGTAAATCTTTCTAAAGTAAAAACAGAACCAAAAATCCCACCACTTTTAAAAACATTAGTAGGTTCTGACAGAGCTAGATGGAACGCGTGTACTAATGAGTGGGTAGGATTACTTGTTACAAACGTTGGAAGCGGTAAAGTAGACACTACTCTTGTGTACTTTAACAGAAAAGGCGAAGAAAAAAGAAGAACTTACTTAGGAAGAGAAAGCATAACTGCTACTGGACCAGACACTTTTTTTGGTCGTGGGCAAGAAGCGCTACTTGATGCAGTTAAGGCAGCTTGCGGAGACACTGATACCCCAGGAACTCCAGATACAAGCATAACTCTCCCTCCAGACCCAGACAAAGTTAGGTATAACCCACCAAATCACTTTGTTACTAGATCTGTTTCACATGGAGAAAGAACTAGGGATTCATTAATTAATCAACTTAATACTCGAGGCAGAATATTTACTGAAATTAACGACGTACAGAATGCCTTAAGTAATAGAAACAGAAGATTAGGAAAAATCTATCAATCTGTTGATGGTGCTGAAGCTTTAAACAAGCCTACAAAGGGAGAAGTAAAGCTGTGGGGTTTTAGGTTCTCATACAACCCTCAAACAATGTCATATAGCACAAGTACCAATACGTCTATAGACTGGATGTTAAATAGCAAAGATCCAGCAAACTTACTTGGTGGAAACACTACAGTCTCATTTCAACTATATTTAAACCGAATAGCTGATATGACTGAACTAAAGTCGGCTAAAGATGGCGGAGACTTTAGCAGATCTTATCCTAGAGCTTTAAGAAAAGAAGAAATTGAAGGTCTTTTGTACAGAGGTACAGAATATGACCTTGAGTTTCTATATAGAGTGCTAAATGGAGACCCTGGAAAGACTGCTCTTCTTGAATACGGTGGAAAAACATCAGATTTTGGTTATATAACTGGAACTCCTTGTTGGTTCCACCTACACAATAACTTAAAGTATTACGGTTCTATGGCGTCTCTATCTGTAAACCACGTCATGTTTACACAGGAAATGGTCCCAATGTTATCTACAGTAGATATATCCTTTATTAGGTACCCATCTCTTGAACTTAGCCCAGAAGAAGTTAAGAAGGCCTATGAAGAGCAAGCTAGACGTGCTGGCTCTACAGGCGAAGAAGCTAAGGCTGGTAAATAATGATAGAAAGAGTATCTAGATACTACGACGGTCCTCTAGCCCAGATAAAACAAAAATATACTGGGGACTACACAATTGCCGTATACAGAAAGTTTCCTGAAGCTAGATCCGTAAGGTTTATTGAATACACCTGGGTTGATGGGGATAGCTTTGGTCCCTTAGCAAAGGTATACCTTGGCAATTCAAAGTATTGGTGGGAAATACTAGAAATAAACCCAGAAATACTGAATCCTTTAAATATAGCCCCGGGAACAGTAATTAGGATTCCGTATGGCAACTAACAATACGCAAAAAAACTATGTTTATGAGTCGACTGCAAATTCGTCTACTTTTAGAGTAGAGTTCCCAAAGACCCCAGATATAGAAATGCTATTAATAGGAGCTGAGCTGTATCAGGATATAGAACAGCACGATAGACTTGTTTTGCACTTTAAAGGAAAGCCTTTTAAAGACGAAACAATAATTCGTTCGGAAGACCCAGTAAAGTTCACCTATACTACAGACAGAGTGTCTCAAGTCTTTGTTGGGTACGTATACGACATTGATCCTAAAGACGATCTAGACTCAAACAACACAGATATAGTCTGTATTTCAGCATCTCATATATTAAAAAATACCGACCAAAAAATTTATAAGAATGTGACTGCAGATCAAGTAGTTCAAAAGATAGCTGCTAAATCAGGCATGAAAGCTGTAACTCAGCGCCACCCTAGAGTCAGAAAAACTATAGTTCAAGCTGGACAAACTGACTGGCAGCTACTTAGACGATTAGCTAAGCAGACTGGATTTGCCCTTAGGTCAGAAGGAACTACCATCTATTTTGTCTCTAAGAACAGAATTTACAGTAAGAGCAAACCTAACGCCATATATTTTAAGTATGTAGATTCTGGTATAGGTGGGGCCGCTGTTAAGTACAACAGAAGCTACGGAACTCTTTTAGAGTTTATAGCTCAAATATCGGACTCTGCTCCAGAGATGGGCGCTAAGGTCGATCGTGTTGTTACAGGCTACAATGAGCGTACGGGAACTGTTATTGAAACAACCCATAAGCTAAAAGACTTTAATTTTGAG